TGTCGATCCACAGGTTTTGCGCCAGTTGATCGGCCGCCGCCGGTGCAGCGGTTTGCACGATCACCTTGCCCTTCCCGCCGGCCAAGGTGTTCGCCGCGTTCGCCGCGTTTTGCGCGGCGGTCACGTTACCGTTGGTGGTGGTCAGGCTGTTGTTCAACCCGGTGATCGAAGTGCCCTGGCTGCTGATCGTCCCTTCCGCCGAGGTCACGCGGGTAGTCAAGCTGGTCAGCGCTGCCGCGTCGGCCTTGGTGTTGGCCACCGACAAGGCGTTGGCGGCTGCCGTTGCCGCATCGGTTGCCACCTTATCCGTCACCGCTGCCCACGCCGAACCCGTCCAGCGCTTCGGCGTGTTCGCCCCGCCGGTGATATCAATCCACAGGTTCTGCGCCAACTGATCGGCCGCCACCGGTGCAGCGGTTTGCACGATCACCTTGCCTTTGCCGCCGGCCAAGGTGTTCGCCGCGTTCGCCGCGTTTTGCGCGGCGGTCACGTTGCCGTTGGTGGTGGTCAGGCTGTTGTTCAACCCGGTGATCGAGCTGCCCTGGCTGCTGATCGTGCCTTCAGCCGCTTCCACGCGAGTGGTCAGGCTGTTGACTGCCGAGGCATCGGCCTTGGTGTTGGCCACTGACAAGGCATTGGCTGCCGCTGCCGCCGCATCGGTGGCCACCTTGTCCGTCACTGCCACCCAAGCCGAGCCGGTCCAGCGCTTCGGCGTGTTCGCCCCGCCGGTGATGTCGATCCACAGGTTTTGCGCCAGTTGATCGGCCGCCGCCGGTGCAGCGGTTTGCACGATCACCTTGCCCTTCCCGCCGGCCAAGGTGTTCGCCGCGTTCGCCGCGTTTTGCGCGGCGGTCACGTTGCCGTTGGTGGTGGTCAGGCTGTTGGTCAGCCCGGTGATCGCCGTGCCCTGGCTGGTATTGACCCCCTCGATACTGGTGATTTTGGTTTCAGTGGTGTTGACCCGTGCGGCCAAGCCGTTCGACTCGGACACTACTTGGCCAACGTCCACCCAATAGGTCGCATTCGGCGGCGACTTCGCGCCGCTGGCATCCGCCGGCACCGCGATTTTGGCTTGGTACAGGCGATCATTCAGGCGCGTCGAGGCGCCGATGGCGTAGGCTTTATCCTTCTGGTATTCGCCAGATTTGGCGAGGGTGCTGACTTGATCGATTTGCTGCTGCAGCTCGGCTTGAGCTTCGCTGAACGCCTGCTGAGCGTCGGTCAGCGCGGCTTGTCCTTCATTCACCAGCTCCTGCAGGTGATCCGTGACTTGGCCGATTTGCTCGCTCAGCTCATTCACGCGATTGTTGACCGATCCCGGCAGGGTTGACGGTCCGTCAATCAGCTCGATCCGGTCTAACAGCCCCTTACCCAGCTCGGTCTCGCCAACTTGGCCGGCGATCTGACCAAGGATTGGCCCGGGGTCGTCACTGGCTTGCCCCATCACCCCCATACCCGTTGGATACCAAGGGCCGACGTTGCCGGTCCGGTCGATCAGGCGTGCCCAGAAAAAGAACCTCGCGCCAGCCTGCAGGCTCTGCATCGAGTAATCACTTTGCGGATAGGCCAGATCTGCCAGCTTGATCGCACTTTCTAGGGCACTGGTCGGGCCGTACCAAATTTCCGTGCGCTGCGTGTCCTCGGCGCCGGCAGGAAAGCCCCAATTGAGGCCGATACCAAACAGCAACGGCGTGACGATCAACTCAGTGACCGCCGGCGGCAAGCCTTCCTTGCCGTTCAATACCGTCTCCGCGCTGTACGCAAACACGCTGGCCACGTCCATCACGTTGAGCGCCCGAACGCGCACAAGGTAGCGGCCGGCGTAGATCCCCGGCACTTCGAAGCCGAGCCCCGACATGCGGGGCACGGCGACCCATTCGCCCGAGTCTTTGCGCCATTCGACGGTGTAGGCAATCGCGCCTTTCGCCGCCTCCCAGTCTGCGCGCAAGGTGGTGACCGCGATCCCTTGCACCACGCGAGTGAAGCTCGACACCTTGACCGCTGCCGGCGCGTCCTGGGCGCGCGCAGGAATCACGCTGATCGGCCGCGTTTCGAGACGGGTGCCGCTGTCGACCTGCGAATATTTGCCCGGGTCGGTCATGATCCCCGAGATTTCAAAACCCTTATCGTTACGCGTAACGGACGTGACGCGGTATTGCTGAATCACCAGATCGGTGGATTCGATGCCCCACTGCGCCTGTGCCAACGGCGTTTCTGAATACGCCGTCGTTACCGTAACGACGCGATTGCTCACGCTCTGCACGGTGCGTGCTTCGGCGCGACCGCTCGGCAGGTTGACCAGCAAGCGGTCGCCCGCCTTAACCACGACATCCCGATCCAGGGTGATTTGCCGGCCGGATACCAAGCTGATGCGCCCGGCCAGCTCACGGCCGGCCAGAAACGCGTCCGCCATGCCAATGATGCGCCCAGGCTTCGGCAGATACCCATCCAGCCCCGTGGTGAAGGTGATGGATCGGTCGACCGCGTTGGTCAGCAGCAGCCAGCGCCCGCGCCGGTTCGCTTCGCTTTGACTGACACAGCCGATGGCCGTGATCTGCGTCTGGTTGAACCCATAACGGCGCACCAGCGACGGAATAGACACCGGCTCCGGCTCGCTTTCGTAACGGTTTTTCGGGTTGTCGTAAGCCACCAACACGGACGAATAACGCGAGCGCTCCGACTGGCTGCTGTAGCTGATTTTGCCGTCGACCACCTTGGTATTGGAGCGCGAAAACACGTATTCCACATCCGAGGGCATGTCCGCCTGGGCGACCATTTCCCGGCCGCTCCAGTAGGTGATGCCGCGAAAAATCGCGGCGATGTCGCGCAACACGTCCCAAGCGTCGGCCGCGTCTTGAATGTAAACGTTACAGGTAAACCGGGGCTCCATGCCGCCATGGCCATCACTGACCAGCTCGTCGCAATACTGGGCAATCTGGTACAGCTCCCAGCGGTCCACCATGGACGCATCAAGGCGCCGGCCCATGCCGAAACGCTTGCTCAGAATAATGTCGTACAGCACCCACGCCGGGTTATTGGTCCACGCCCATTTAAACGTGCCATCCCAAATACCGCTGTAGCTGCGCGTTTCCGGGTTGTAGTTCGTCGGCACACGGATAACCCGCATGCGCGGCTTGCAGGAAATCTTCGGCTGGTTCTGAAACTGGCTGGCGTCATACTCGACATACAGCAAGGCGGTGTTCGGATAGCGCAGCTTGGCGTCGATGACTTCGGTGATCGCCTCGATACGCATGGTATCGGCGATCTTATTGCTGTCCTGATTCGCGGTCAGGCGCCGAACGCGCACGCTCCACCCGCCGGTGCTGGCCGGCAGTTCAATCCGGTGCGAACGCTCGTATTTGGTCGTGGTTTTATCGTTGATGGTGGCGGCCAGCGCCTGCACCCAGCCATTGCCCGCCGTTGAGATTTCCACCACATAATCGATGCGGTAGCCCGTCACGTCGCCGCCGTCCACTTGCTGTTGCAGCACTGGCCAGGACAAGCGCAAACGCACAGCGGACAGTTGGGCGTTGCTGACAGCGCGCACCCACGGCGCCGTACTGCGCAGCTCGACCCCCACGCCGATTTCATTTTCGACCGATGGCAGCCCGGGAATATGCTCCTGATGCTGCGTGCCTGGGCGAAACTCCCATTTAAAGCCCGGGAAGTTTTCCGTGCCATCGGCGGCAGTCAGCGGGGTACCGTCGGCAAAAATACGCGTGCCATCCAGGCCGCCGGCAAATTCCCCCTCGCCCAAGGCCAGCAACATCTTGGCCCGCGCCACAGAACGGATGGAATCCGGCGCCTCTACCGGCGTCTTGGCTTCGCTCGATCCACCTTTACGGCCTTGAATTGCTGCCATGGTCAAATCCTTCGGACATAAAAAAACCGGCTCAGGGCCGGCTTTCAAAAATCGGGTTGTTTACATTTGGTCTTCGGCGTAAATACCGCCGGAAATCACCGCGCCGCCAATCTCCCGTTCGCCGTAGCCCAGGCCCACGGGGTTACCTTGGGCCACGGTATTGACGGCGCCACCGAAGGCATACGACGGGGTGTTTTCCGCCGCCTGCCGGCTTTTCAGGCCGGACGCTTGCGGCGACAGCATCTGCACCACCCCGCCGGTCATCATGCCGACCCCGGCCGCGATCATCCCGGCGCCGCCATACGCGGTGGACATGACCCCGACCACGACCATCACCGCGCCCAAGATGGTCTGAAACAGACCGGCCTTCTTGCTGCCGCTGATGATCGGGGCAATGCGAATATCCAGCTCGCCGGCGCCATGGTCCAACTCGCGCTCAGGCACGTTGCGCCGCCCAACAAACACGGCGTACACCAAGCCCCTTTCGCGGCTGGTTTCGAGAAACTGGCGCAACCCGGGCACCTGACAGGCCAGCGCGCGCATCGCTTCGCGCGGCGAGGCCACCGCCAACCGGTACTCACGCCCGAAGCGGGCACCCAGCACGCCATACAGGCGAACGGTGCGCACCACCTGAGGCGCGTTAATCGCTTGCATGACCATCGCCGGCCCTCCCCTTGTAGCGCAGCGTCAGGGTGGTGCGTTCCTGCCAGTAGCCGCCGTAAACGGCGCGTTCACTGAGGCGCCCATAGAGGTGATGGAGAAACTTGCCGTCGCCCAGGTACACCGCGCCATGGTTGGACTGCTCGGCCAGCACCTGCATGACGATAACGTCCCCCACCTGCAGCGCACCGCTGACCTGTTCAAACCCCGCCTCGGCATACAGCCGCATATACAGATCATCGCCACGATCCCACCAACCATCCTCGCGGGTGAAATTGGGTAGCTCGATGCCGCGTTCCAGGGCGTACCAGTCGCGGATAATGCCGTAGCAATCCCACACCCCATGCACAAAGGGCCGCCCCACCAGCGGCGGCACTTCGCCGGTGGGCACGATGGTGTTTAGATCGCCTTCCGGCCAGCTCAGGATGTGCCAGGGCAGCGCGCTGGCCTCACACAGCGCCAGGTCGTGCGGGCTGGCTCGACTGGTGGCGTCGGGGTGGCTGTGGACGATGCCGATAATGACGCCGGCGTCTTCGGCCGCCGCGTAATCGGCCGGGTCCAAAATGAACTCATCATTCGGGTTGTCGGCCAAGTTATTGCAACGCTGGTAGACGTGCCGGCGGCCGACCTGCAGCAGCAGCCCGCACGCCTCGCGCGGATAGTCCGCCGCCGCGTGTTCACGGATAGCCTTGAGAATGTGTTTACGCATGATCAACTCCGCAACAAGGCGGCCCCCGGAAAGCCACCGAACGGCAGCGGGTTATTGGCGCCCCAACGCGCCTTGCAGTCGCCCAACAGGCCGCCGCAAGCATCTTTGGCCGGGTCATCGGTGGGCTTGCCATCGGCATCGCTCACCGCCGGTCCGGTATAACCACAGTCAGCGCCGCGATATTCGCCGCGCAAACACCACTCGCACATGCCGTGGATGATCCGCGCCGGAATGCGGTGACCGTTGGAGTCGGCCGGCGACGCCAGCTCAAAGGTGACGGCTTCGTCATCCTCTTCGGCCTTGCGGTCAATGTCCCAATACTGCAGCCGCTCTTCGTTGGGGTTGGCCTCCGGGTTGCCCGCTTCAAAATTCACCGCGTCCAGATAATGGGCGAAGGTTTCGCGCACGGTCACCCGCGCCTGTGCCAGATCGTCAAAGGCCAAACACAGCGCCGTGATCGAGCCGTCCAGATTGCCCACCCACAGCGTCGGCCGGGGTGACGGGCCGTCAACGGATACGTCAAGGCCGCTGATCTTGACCGGCCATGAGCGGTATTCGACGCCCTTCCACCAGATCGACTTCGCCCGCAGCTCTTCGCCCCGGGCCAGCGCCTGCTGAATGTCGCTGGGGGTGTGTTTGACCAGCTCGCCATGGAAGTACAAGACATCGCCACCAAAGGCCGAGCAATCGACCTCATACAGCGTCACCGTGTCGCCGGGGTTCAAGCCCTGCACGTCTGCGGTAAAACTCATAAACACTCCTAAGGATGAAAGGCCGTCTCAAAGGTCACGGTCAGGCTGTACAGGCTGTTTCCCAGCGGCTGCCGGGTCACCGATGAGGTGTAACGGTAGAGGCCCAATTCCCCCGCCGGCGGCGCCCAAGCAAACGCCCGGCCGCGCCGGTGGCGCTTGAGAAATTCGCGAATCGGCTGGATGTAGGTCAGCTGGCCAGTGAAGGTCAGCGGCCAGCTTTCCGTATCGCTGTTGATGCCGTCGCCGATCACCTGAGCGTAACCGTCGCCATACTCATTGGTGCGCAGCCGTTGCTTTTCTTCGCCGGCAGCGCCCAAACGGCCGGCCCACGTGAACTGTTCCAACGCCATATGCGCCCCTATTTCTGTCTGATCGCCCGCTTGATGGTGCCGCCGTCCTGCAGGTCGCGGGACACCAGCGCCTTGTATTGGGCCTCAACAAAACGCCCCAGCTCTGCACCGAACTGCTCAAGCCCGGCCGGCGCTTCGCTGGTGGCCGAGCCATCGTTTTGCACGTAGATGGTTACGCTGACTGGCGCGGCCGCCGAGGCCCCGGCGCCGTCATTGCTGGCGGCGGACAGGAAGTTTTTCAGGTCACCATTGGTGCGCTTGTCCACCACCCGTTCGCCCTGATCGAGCAGCCAAGTGCCTTCGCGCGGAATGTTGTCGATGCCGTCGTGCGCCATACCGGTCAGCGCGGTCGCGGCAATCATGCCCACCGACGCGTAGCCCATACCGCGTATCAGCGATGCCGCCGGGATACCCATAATCGGTCCCAGCTCCAACGCTTTCGCGGCGGCCACCTCGGTCGAGACGATGGCCTGCGCGATGGCGGCCGCCTTGCTGGCCAGAAACAACGCCTTGTAAGCCGTGGAGCCTTCCTGTCCGAGCTGCGTCAGCATATCGCCGGCGTTACTCGTCACGTCAGCAAACATGCCCAGCGTGGCGACCTGATAGGCCGTACCCAAACTCGACAGCCGATCGTTGTTGGTCTTGGTGATTTCCGCGACCCGATCCGCGTGCTGCTGCTCGTTGATCAGCTTTTCATCGAGAAAGGTTTTTTGCCGCTCCAGCTCGTCGGCCTGCCATTTTTCTTGTTCCTTCTGCGCCTCGGCGACCTTGATCAGCTCGCCCGCTGCGCCACCCACCGACGCGTCCAGGCCGCCGAACTTCGGCGCCTTGGTGATCGCCGCCTTGCTGAACTGGTCGGTTGCTGCGTCGTACTGCTCAGGCGTGACCGCGCCGGCGGCGCGCGCCTCGTTGAGCAACTTGACCCGCTCACGCATTTGCGTCAGCAGCTTTTCTTCGGCCGTCTGCGCCCCTTCCATCAGGTCTTTGTAGGCCTTCTGCGCCTCGAGCAAATCCTTGGCCGTAGCGGCGCGCTCCAACTCCTTTTTCTGCGCATCGGTCAGCGACTTGAGTTCGCCTTGCGTGGTCTCATATTTGACCTTGGCCAGCTCAGTGGTTTTGCCGTAAATCGCCGACTGTTGCGTCAGGGTGGCCAGCGTGCGCTTGTAGCTGTCATCCAGCTGCTTGGCCTTGCGCAACGACTCTTCGGCAGCCTGCTTGCTCTTACGCTCGCCCTCTTCGCGGGCCTTTTTCGCCGACTCTTCGGCATCCGCCGCCGCCGCTGCCGCACGGGCGCGCTCGGCCAGCTTGCGCCCTTCGGGGGTGTCCTCAAGGCTATCATTGGCAATTCCGCGATTGACCTCGCCGAGGGTGGTGGCGTCCTTGAGTTTGGCCGCCTGTTCGGTCAGCGCGCCAATCTTCTTTTCCCAGGTGCTGGCCATGTCCGGCGACAGGCTCTTGATGTTGCCCAGGCCTGTCGCCAGGTTATTGGCAGCGCCGGCACCCCGATCCAAGATTCCCTGCAGGACGTTTATCTGCTCGCCGGCGGCGTGGCTGTTGTGGATCGCCTCGGCATAACTGGCCGCCCAGCGCTCAATCTCGCCGCGCAACTTCGCAGTGGGACCGATGGCCGCCACCAGCTCCTGAGTGCTTTGGTCGATATCGACGCCGGCGGCAATGTTACGGCGGAAATTGCCCGCCGCCCTCGCCCGCTGATACTGGTTGGCCTTGAAGTTTTGACCGCCCAAATAGTCACCGGACGGCCCTTGCGCCACGGCCTGCATTTCCTTGACGATTTCAGCGGCCTTGGCTTGGGCGGCGGCCTGCTGCTCCACCAATTTTGCCAAAACCGGCCGTTGCTGCGCCGCGCCCAGCGCTTCCCATTCCTCGCGCAGCTCCTTGATCGGCTTTTTCAGGTCGGTGGCCGCCGTATTGGCCGCTTCGGCGTTGTCGGAGAACAGCAGGAAACTGGCCGCCGTACCCGCCGCCAAAACGGCCAGACCGGCCGGCCCACCGAGCAAGCCCATCAAGCCGCCCATGGCACGCGCGCCCAGGCCTGAGGCGCGCGCAAGCGCTGCCTGAGCCGCCGTTTGCGCCTGGGTGGCCTCAAAGTCCGCTATACGGGCCAGCCGCAGGCGCGCAAGTGCGGCGGCATGGGCGTTGGTGCCCACGGTGGTGGTGACTTGCGTTTGGGCGCTGATAACTTCGGCCTGAGTTGCACGCACCGTCAGGGCCATCACGTCGGCCTGGGCGGCCGCCCTGCCAATGTTCGCCGCGATGGACGCGCGCATGGCATTGACTTCGGTCAGCAGCGCCTTGGCGCCTTCGGCGGCGAATTTGGTCAGCCCACCTGCCCCAAGGGCCACGACTGAAATGGCCAGGGTGTCCATGTTGGACGACAGTAAATTGATGAGACTGGCCAGATTCTGCGTGACGCCCGCGGCTTCGTTCTGTTCGCCCAACCACTTGCCGTAGTGGCTGGACAAGCGGGTGAGCGCGTCCCCCACCGTCGTCGGCATTTTCTCGGTTTTGTCCGCCAATTCCTGTTGCTTGGCGATCAATGCCGGCAACCACTTGCTGGTCACCAGCTCGCCTTTGCTGGCCATCACGCCCAGTGCCGAGGTATTCACCTCCAGCGAGTCGGCCATGGCTTCGATCACCGCCGGGGCCTTGGTCAGCATGGCTTGCCATTGATCGCCCTGCAGCTTGCCCAAGGCGATCGCTTCGGAGGCCGCCTTGATCACCTCGGCGGTGTCCTCGGCACTCGCTGCGCTGACCGTCAGGCCCGAGGCCAACACGTCGACAAACGCCGTGGTGACTTCGGTGGAATAGCCCAGCTCTTTCATCTTCTTGGCCGAGGTGATGAACAGCTCGGCCTGATCGGAATACTTCTTGTAGGTCCGGTCGCTGATTTCCATCAGCTTTTCAGACACTGCCTTGTATTCCTCGGATGAACCGGTGGCCATTTTTAAGCGGCTGGCCACCTGCCCCCAGTTGTCGGCCTCGGTGATTGCGCTGCCGAGGGCCAACGCGCCAAGCATGGTCCGCGCATACTCGGACACCCCGGCCGTCAGGCCGGATAGGGAGCGGGTTTGCGCCTCAATGGCCGCTTGCTGAGCCCGCCAGCCAGCGGCGGCGCTCCGGTTGCCGTCGCCGATGGTGCGCAGATAGTCGCGACCCATGCGGCTGGCGCGGGCCATTTCTCGCTGATAGGCGCTTGTTTCAGCCGAAACGCTGACCACCAGCGACCGTAAAGTCTGGCCGGACATGTACGCCCCTCGAAAATAGGAAAGCCCGCACGCGGCGGGCTAGGGTGTTACGGGTAACGGCGCAGACTGCGCCGCCTCGGCTTATGCGGCCGACAGCGCCGCTTTGCCGCGCAGGAACGCGAAGAATGTTTCGGCCTTGTCTTCGGCCGCCTCCTCTTCCTGTTCGGGTGTTTCTGCCTTGCTGGACCAGGGCGGTAGCATGTCCATGGCGCTGATCTTCATGCCGGCGGCCTGCAGCGGCGCCGCTGCCGTAATGGCGGCTAACACGTCACCGCGCACGTCGCTGATGGGCGACTCGGCGTCGAAGGCCCGCCACAAGAAGAACTCTTCGGCCGACATGGCGTTGAGTTCGCCCAGCGACTTGCCGAGGCGCAGGCACAGAGCCATTTTGAAGGCCAGCCCAGGCTCCGCCCTTAGACGTTTCCCGCCGCGTCCACCGGGTCAGGGGCGGACTCACCCTCGGCGGCAGTTTGCACGCCACTCAGGCGCAGCGCCGTGGTGACCAGCTGGTCATGCACGTCACTGAACCCGGCCGCGACGTCGGCAACGTCCTGGGCGCGTTCCGGGGTGCCGGCCAAGCCGAACACCGGTCGACGCTTGCGGTCGTGCAAGGTGGCGACCAATACGAATGCGTACAGCGCGCGATGACCGTACTTCTGCCAAGGCTCGGCCGGTAATGGCGAGCCCTCACCCGGCGTGTCTTCATCGCCGCCCGGGGGGATCCCGGCCAGCAGCTGGCCCATGCGGTTGTATTCCAGCCACTCATCCAGAGTCAGGCCGCGCACGATGACCGTCTGGCCCCATTCTTCGACCTGCACCACTTCATAGCGAACGTTGTTCCACAGGTTGACCACGGCCGTGCGGATCTGCACCGCCAAGGGCACCAACAGCAAGGAGCGCAGGAAAGTAATCAGCCGTTTCATGCGCCACCCCCCGCTTGATCCCACACCACCGCGCCCGATACACGCACGGAGAAGGTCGCGGCCAAGGTGCCGCCGGCGGCCGCCTTGTAGGTGTACTGCTTGACGAATGCGAGGAATTTCCCGGTGCTGCCGTCCTTGTGTTTGATACGGAACGCTCGCAGCTTGGCGTCGGCTTTGGCCTTCATCAGCGAGATATGCGCCGGGGCAGACTGCGCCCAGTTGCCGGACAACGTCACGTTGGCACTGTCGGACAGACCACCTTCGTATTCCTTCACATCACTGGCAAAGGTGGTGACTTCGTTTTCATCGGTCTGGCCGTCCTGCAGATCGATGTCTTTGATCACGGTGTTTAACGCTACATACACCAGATCCAACGCCGAGGCGTCGGTTTGGACGGTGTCGGTCATGCCCAAATCCAGGCCCAAGGCCGATTGGCTGGCCGCTTTTTTTTCTGCCATGCGTGTTACTCCTGAGGGGTTAAGGTGAATTCCCAGCGAATGCCGAACATGCCGTTTTCATTGGCGTCCGACAGGCGCATCGCGCCGGAACAGCCGAAGCCCGGCGCATCATCAAGAACCAGCTCGTCAAAGGCCGCCTTGGCGGTCTGCAGCGTCAGCAGGTGATCAGCGGCCCAGCACTCGATCTGCACCTGCGCCGGTCCGGAGCCGTCCGGCCCGCCGAAGGTAAAGCCGGGGTCGCTGCTGATGATGGTGTAGGTGATGTAAGGGCTGGCCGTGCCATCCGGCGCAATACCCGGGAACACCAGACCGTCGACCAAGGGCGACAGCCTGGAATACAGGGACTCTTCTAAAAACATGGGATCACCCACTGCCGGTGATGGCCTTGTCGATGCCATCGGCTAACTTGCTGATAACCGCGCCCTCGATCTCGGCCAAGCCGCTATCCCAGGTCGGTCGAATGAACGGATCGGCCACCATGTTGCGGGTGCCCAACTCGATAAACTTCCAGTAGAACGGGGCGTCCTTCTGGTTGCGCGGGGCTGAAACCTTGACCCCCGCCACCACTTCGCCCGGGGTGTCAGCACGCCGGGCCACGGTGGCCACGGTGCCGCGCTTGAGCTTACCGGTTCGCACCGGGGCCGATTCGCGCACCTTGTCACGCGCCACCCGCGCCCCGGCCAACACCGCGCCGCGACTGACCTTGTTTTGCAGGGCCAGGCTCAAACTTAGGAAGTCGTCCCCCAGCGCATCCATCCCGAGGATGTCCATGGATATTTCCATCAGGTCTTCACCGATTTGCACATCAGGGTGGTGAAGTTGCGCGGCACATCCTGCAGCGGCGCGACAACCTCAAACGTTTGTCCGTTATGCGTAACGCGCATGCCGGCAATGACATCTCCGCGCTTGCGCACCTTGAAGGTCATGGTGACTTCCGACTGTTCAGCGCTGGCACTGGTGAACTGCCGACCGGAAATCGATTTGGCATCAGCCCAGGGCTTGGCGAACTGCTCCCACACTTGCGTGGGCTGCCCTGTCGGGCCTTTGCCCTGGATTTTCTTCTGCAGCCCAATACGGTCGTTCAGGCTCATAGGCTGAGCCAGCGGTGGGGGTCAGTCAGAAAGCGATAGCCCAAGGGGATTTCGCTGGTGATGTTGCCGACGTTGACGGCCGACGGGTTGTCGAACCAATGGCCGACCATCATCAGGATGGCCAGCTGGATGTCTTCACAGGCCTGCAGCGCATTTTCCGGCGCGTCGGCCGGCAAGGCTTCGGCATCTGAGTAAAGCGTGCGCTTGGTGCTCGCCTCAATCGCCCGAACAGCGGCCTTGGCATACAGCCCCAACTGCTGATCCAACGACGCATCGTCCGGCTCAAGCCGCGCCTGAATGCGCAACTGCTCGGGGGTCCAGAAAACTTTAGTGGCCATAAGCAAAAGGCCCGCTTGCGCGAGCCTTCTCCATAGTGATGCCGATCAGCCCGCCGCGCCCATTTGCAGCATCTTGACGGCTTGGTGGTTCTCCAGCATGGAGCCGACGCGCTTGGTGGTGTAGAAGCCCACATAGGGCTTGTTGGTGTACGGGTCGCGCAGCACGCGGGTGCCAATGCGGTCGATGATGGTGTAAGCGCGCTTGAAGTTACCGAACGCGATGGACTGAGAGCCCGCCGCAATGTCCGGCATTTCTTCGTTTTCGGCGATGCCATAACCCAGCAGAATCGACGGCGCACCTTCGGACAGGCCTGGACGCCACAGATAGTTGCCCTCAGTGTCTTTGAGCAAGCGCGCTTGCATCACCGACAGGCCATTCATCATCCATTTGGCGCCGGCACGATATGGCTTGCGCAGGGTGTGAATGACCTTGATCAGGTCGTCCGAATTGAGGCCAGCGCCCGAAGCCAGCAGGTGCTGCAGCTTGCCGAAGGTCAGGTCTTTATCGCCCTTCGCCTCGGTGGCAAAAGCGAATAAGCCTTTCGGCTTGCCCACGCCGTTGCCATAGCTGAACGCGGCTTCTTCCTGCTCGGTGAACTCCTGATTCACCTCGGTACCCAACCAACTTTCGACGTCGAAGAACGCATCATCCAGCATGCCTTGGGTGGCTTGCGGGTTTGCGTAGACCTCACCCCAGGACGGCTTCACCACCGTCAGTTTGGACGTGCCTGTTGCTGGACGCGGATCAGTTTCACCCACCCAGCCCGATGTCGTGCCGCCGAGGTTGACCAGCTTCGAATAGCCGGTACCGCCCAAACTGATCACACGGCACTCCTGACGCATAACCACGGCATCACGGGCCAGCTCGATCAGGGTTCGGTCCAGCTCTTCCGGCACGGCGTAGCCGCCCTCTTCTGGCGTAACGGTGTTCAGCGCTTTGCGCTCAAGCTCTGCCAGGCCATCGTCATTGCCTTTACGCATGAATTGGCCAAAAGCGGCCTTGTGCTCGGAAACCTCTTTGGAGGCAGAGCCCCCACCGCCCGGGCGTTTCAGGGCGGTCAGTTCGGCTTCCATCTGGCTTTTCAACTCGGCCAGCCCTGACAACTCGCCGTTGATCTTCTCGACCGCCTCGGCCAATTTGGCTTTTTCCTGCAGCACACCATCAAGACGCTGATCGTTCTTTTGCTTGAACTCGTCGAAGCGTTGGCCCAGCTCTTCAGCAACCTGGGCAATATCTTGGCTATCACGGGGCATAAAGCCTCCTTAATTGGGGATTCGATTGATAAGGGATTTCAGTGCGGCCATGCCGTCCGCTTCGCGCGGGCGCAGGGCGGTGTAGCCTTTGGCCATAAAGCCCTTGGCCTCGCTGTGCGACAGCCCTACCTCGCGCAGGGCTCGCTCCAGATCTTTCGGCGATGGAACTTCGCCCTTGGCCAGCGCCGACTTGACGTCGGTGACGGTGGCCTCTTCGTTCATGGGGAAAGTCACGACAGACACTTCCCAAAGCTCCAGCTCTTTGAGCAGATAGGCGCTTTTGTCCTTGTCCCATTCGTAGTCTTTCAGCACATAACCGATGGACAGGCCTGTCACGCTGCCGGCCTTCATGTGCGCGTGCGCTCGCCGTGCCACCGGATCGTCATCGATCAGCAGACGGCCTTTAACAAACAGGCCCTTAGCGTCTTCGTACATCTCCAGATGCGGGCCGATGGGTTCGTGGGTGTCGTGTTGCCAGAGCACTGGAGGCAATCGGCCCTTAGTGGTCCAGGCCGCTAGCGACTTGGCAAAAGCACCCGGGACAACAATGTCCCATCCGTGGTCCTTGACCCCGAACACGGAGCCGTAACCTTCAAACTCGCCGGTTTCGGAAACCGCCTTGATTTCGAACGGAACGTGTAGTTTTTTAAGCTCCATCGGAGGCCTCGGGCTTGGTGGTCATGTTCATCGGGGTCAGGTAGATGTCTCCGCCTTCGCGTGGGTTTTCGTCTTCTTTGGCCAAGCAATCGTTCGGCGACCACATGCCCCACTGAATACCCTTGCCATAGGCTTCCAGACGCGACTTGAGGTCGCCGCGCAGCCAAGCGGCGGTGTTGAATTTGGCGTAGTAGGTTTCGGCTTCTGACTTCTTGAGCAGGCCAACCCGAACCCGGCTTTCGACACGGGTCAAAATGGGCACCAGGGCGTTGTTCAGAAAGTCCGCGCCTTGGTGTTCAATGTTGGAAAACGTGGCTTTTTCGAGGTCCGCAACCATGTGCGGCGGTACGCGGAACAGGCCGCAGATCTCTGCGCGCTGATACTTGCGCGTGTCGAGAAACTGGCTGTCTTCAAGGTTCAAACTGACTGGCTTCCAGCTCAGGCCCATCTCCAGAACCATGGGCTTGTGCGCATTGGCCAACCCGCCATGCTCTTCGTTGAACTGTTTCTTTAACCGGTTAAAGGCGACATCGCTGAGCGCTTGCTCGGTACTCAACACGCCGCTGGTGACGGCGCCGTTTTCGAACAACTTGGCGCCGTGCGCCTCGGTGGAAAGCCCCAGGGCGATGGACTGCCGCGCGTAAGCCACCGGATTTAAGCCATTGATGCCATCGAGCGTGAACAGGCGGACATGCCAGATCTTGTCCTGCCCCAGCGTTTCCGTTCGACCGTCACGCCAAGTGACGTCATACACCAGCTCCCAATCATCCTTGAGCCTCGGCCGCACAGAGCCGGGGTCCATGGGCAGCAGCTCTTGCACTTCCCCAAGAGCCATGACCTTGTAGGCATAGAAGTTGCCCCGTAGGTTGAGGCAAACGACCAGCAGCTCCCAAAACTCCTGGGCGGTCATAAACCCATTGGGCGCCACCTGCAGCAAATAACCCAACTTGTGACCGGTCACAGCTTCGCGCATCCGACCGTTCTGCTTGAACAGCTTGCACGGCAGCATCCCCACCGACTCGGCCAACACCCGCACACAACTGAACACGGTGGCCAGCTGCAGCGCTTTCGCCGGCGTGATGCGCTGACCGGCAAACGTTGAGTAGTCAACGCCCAGGGCGGCCGCCAGTTTTTCCGGCGTGTCGATGGCGTTGGCCCCGCCACTAAACCCGCTCTTACGGGACAGCATACGATTGAACATCAGCCATCACCCCGCAGCACTGATGCAACCGCTACAGCCAGCAACACCCCCCCGATAAACATCAAGGCCGCAGGGTCGCCGAACTGCATCCGAACGCCTTGCCCAGCAATACCGAGCCCAGCGATTCCCACAATGTCTGGCAAGGCTTTGGCCGTCTTTTGGCTGAGCCACTGCGCGGCCGTTTGGACTTTTCCAGCGAGCAGGCGAAGCCTGTCGCGGGTAGCCGTATTGGCCGCCCGATTGGTGGTGTCGTTCATGGTTAAAGGGTCCGTATACCGTGGGATTCGAGGTGGTCCGATAGCGACTCATCTTGAGGCGCATCAGCCAATAACGCGCGGTGCATGGCCATCAAAATGGCAACCATGCCGTCAATTTTCCTCATGTTAGTTTTGCCTTCGTCCGCCTTTTGCGGATTGAGCAAGCCCTTGCGTTCGCGTGTTACGACGTTGCCCGCCATCCACGTCAACACCGGGTCACCGTTATGGCGAAACCTGCCCGAAATTAGCGCCGCCTCAATCTCACGCATGGGCATGTTCATCAGGTTGAAACCACCGCCAAACTGGACCGCATTGGCCCCATCCTTGAGCATCTGGTGACCCAGCTGCGTCGCGCGGTAGGGGTCATAAACGACCTCTTCAACGGCGAACATTGAAATCAGGTCGCCGATATCTTCACGGATAATGTCGAAGTCGGTTTCATCCCCCTCGGTGGTCAACAGCTTGCCGTCGTGAATCCAGCCCTCATAGGCCTTCTGGTTCTGCGCGGCGCGCTCTACGGCCCCTTCTGGAAGGTAAGAGCGGCAGAACACTGTCCAGCGATCCTTAAACTTACCGCTGCCCTCGGGCATTTCCACCTTGTCGCGGAACACCAGGGCGACGGCGGTGATGTCGGACTTGCTCGCCAAGTCGACACCCATCCAGCACGGCTGCCCTAAGAAGTCTTCAATGCACAGCGAGTCATCCCCGCAGGCTGCCCAGTCCGACATGTTCAACCACGCATGCGCGGCCGACACCCAAATGTTTAGGTGTTTTGTCTTGAATGAGTTTTGCCGTGACGGGTAACGCCGCGCATCCTGCAGTCGCTTGAGCAGGAATTCCTCACTGACGGAAATCCCATAGTTGGGGTTGGCCTTGCGCAGGTTTTTCGGATCTTGCCAGTCGTCGTCATCGTCCAGGCTGTAGATGATCCCGAACTGTTCTTCGTTGTGCAGATCGCCAATACCGGCGGATGCCTTGAGCATGTCCACCACCTGACTGCGGTGGATGTAGCACGGACCCGCCAGGTTAAAACCGGCCGTGGTGATGGCAAACATCAGCGGCTGATCACGCGCGCCCATGCCGGTCAACATCGTCTCGTAAAGGGCCGGGGTTTGGTGTTCGTGGTATTCGTCGACCAGCGCGCAGCTGGGCGAGCTGCCGTCGCCCGGATCACCCACCACCGGCTCAAAGCGGCTTTCATCGTCGGCGATCGACAGGTTGCGCGCCATGACCTCGGCGCCCAACTCCGCGACCAGATCCGGCGTTCGCGACAACATCTGTTTGGCCGGGCGGAACACTTCCAGCGCCTGCTTTTCAGTGGTCGCCCCGCAGTACACCTCGGCACCAAACTCGCCGTCCATGCACCACATGTACAGGCCAATCCCGGCGGCCAGCACTGACTTGCCGTTCTTTCGCGGGATCTCGCAATAGACTTCACGGAAGCGCCGCAGGCCAGTTTTCTTGCTGACCCAGCCAAAGATGCTGGCCACGATGAACTGTTGCCAGGGCTCCAGCACGATCAGCTCTTTTTTGGCCGCCCACTTGCCCTTGGCGTGCGGCAACATCTGAATAAACACGCAGGGCTTTTCAGCCGCGTCCTTATCAAAGCGCCACTTGCTGCCGCGTTTCTTGGATTTGGCCAAGTCGCTGATGTGCCGCTGACATGCGTACTGGACGAACTTGCATGCCTCGATCCGGCCAGACGCCACATCACGGGCGTACTTGTTCGCCGCGTTGACGTTGGGGTAACTGGCCATAGTTCGTTATCCGGGTTTGCCTCCGCGCATCGCGGTGAAAGGGTTCACCTTCGGCTTATCACCTGGGCGCAATCGAGCACGCGCCGCCGGGTCCAAGCCCAAGGCGGCGCCGAAGGTGTTGATCTGTCGAAGGCTCTCATTGGCCACGGTGCAGGCGGGGTTCTTCACGACGGACCCTTTCTTGAGGCCGGGCACCACGATGCCGTTGGCCGTGATGTCATCCTGGGCTTCCCGCCAGCGCTGATAGGCCACGCAGAAAATCTCCAGATTGTGCAGATCGGTGTCTGTGAGAATTCGCGACTCGACCAGCCACGGCGCGGCGTGCTCCCACATGGCCGCCGCCCTTTCCTCAAGCCAGATTGGCGCCGGCGGCACATCGGATAAGGCATCCGGCGCCGGCTCGTTTTTGTTCAGCTTGCGCTTGCCGGCATTGCCCTGAATCAGCTTCAAGGCCGTCGGTTTTGGGGGTCGGCCTCGCGCCATTCGTCAAGCCCTCCAGGCCTTTGCCGATTTTTTAATTTCGCGGGTGTACGTGAACGATTGAGGGGACGGTGTTTAACCGACGAGGCTGTAGAGATTTACCCACCCCCTCCCCCTGTCGGCAGGCGTTCGACGAGAATCGAAGAAGTCAACGCTTTTTCGGCATTTTTTCGAATATTTTTTCGAATCAGCTTCGACAGGTTGGGCATCGAGTACGCATGCCAACGACCGGCGAACGAATAGGTTTCGATTGCCCTGTTTAATTCTGAAAGCGCAGTGAAATACGCAGAACAACGTCCATTTCTTGGCGCTTTGTGTCGAAGGAACAGCGCTTTATCAAACTGGAAGTCGCCCAGGGCAACCAAGCTCGCAGCAGCACCGATAGACACGGCATAGCGCCGCATGCGCAGCGCCTTGGACGTGTACTCAGTGAAGCGCCCGCGCTCGCTTGGCTTCCTCGCCGGTCTTGCGCTTGTGGCAGTCGGAGTGGATTGCATAGAGGTTTGCGGGGTCATCGGTGCCACCTTCGAACTTAGGTATGCGGTGATCGACTTCACTGGCCGGCAGCACACGGCCGAAGGTTCGGCACTCATCGCAATGACATCGGTAGCGGTCGCGCCTGAGGATCTGCAGTCGCAGCTTGCGCCATGTCGCGTCATAGCCACGCTGTTCGGCTGTGCCCCGGCCGGGAGCATTCCAGCCGCTGGCCAAGTGCTCATGCTGAGTGCAGTAGCCGTGCCGCTCACTGGTCAGGCCTGCACACATCGGCGCTCGACAACCCCGCTTAGCGCGCGGCGGCATGGGTGGCAGCCTCTTGCACACGGATGCAGTCGAGCACCTGACCAGCGCACTGCAGTAGCGCGTCCTCGGTCTGTGTCATGGCTTTGTCCCAATCCTCATTACTGACCAGGGCGAGATGCGCCGGCAGACGGCACGGGGTCAACCCGCACACCGCCGGTGCGGTAGGTGATGGGGTCGACGGATTCGGCTCGCTGCCAGCGCACCCCGATAGCAGCAGGGACAGGGCTATCAAGGTAGGAACGAATGGTTTGATCATTGCGCTTTAACTCTTCAAGGCTTTGACTGATAGCTGCCGACTGCGCATCGAGCGCCTGTCGCGTGGCCCGGGTGGCCGAAGTGATCGAGGCAATCTCGCCCTGCAGCTGTTGGATCGAGGCCAGCGCATTGCCCTGCACCTCGATCACGCCCTGGGCGAGTGATGCATCACGCTTGAGCGTGCCGATGGTGTCGGCCTGCCGGGCGCTCTGTTCGTGCTGATAGCACAAGCCAGCACCGGCCAGCAGCAGGGCGGCCAGCGCCGATACCTGCAGGGTGTTGAGCGTCATAGCGGGTCAACTCGCAGCACGTAGCCCGGCGCAAAGATCGCGATCAGGGCAGGAATAAGGGTTTCGGGTAGCTCGCTGTTCGGGTCCAGCACGGTCGCTCTCTTGCCGTCCGCAAACACCATCGAGTAACGCCGGATGATCACGGCACACCAGCCAAACACAGCTCGCGCGCTGTCTGCCGACGAACCACTATGCCTGAGCAATTTGATTCGGCGAGGCGGCAATCCCGACCACCGACATACATCCACTTCAAAAACTCATCAGCGCCGCCCCGCACGTCGCCGGCATTCAGCTTGCGGCGCAACGTCGAACGGGCCAGCGCGGGCTCGCCCAGGTTGAAAGCGAAGTCGACCACCGCAACACGGCACAGCCACGAGATAGGCCCCGTGACTTGCCGATCAGCTGCTGCGCGGGACTCGGCCAAGTCATCCCACAGGTAAGCCATGCACTGCGACCGAGTGGCCACATCACCAGGCCGAACACCCTTGGTGTGACCGACGCAGATAGTCCAGACGCCGCCGGTGTCCTTATAGGCAACCAGCGACAACCCCTCAAAGAACAGCACGAAAGCCAGCAGGACCGGGGCGAACCCGGCTGCCAATGGCAGGACCAGACCGCGCGGCAGCTTCATTCAGCCACCTCGGCCTTGTTCGCTAACCATTTGGTTTTGATGTGCCAGACAAGCAACGCCACGGTGTACAGCAGCATTACCCATTGAGTGATTTCCGACACTGGCAGCCCGAACAGCGTGGCGCCGGCATAAGCAGCAGACGGAACAGCAAGGGCGCGCTCGACGCTCTCAGCCCGCGCATGGGAAATGCCGGCGACAACCAGCAGAATCAACGCGGTGAATGCGACCTTGGCCCGGGTGACTCTGCTCATTTGGCAGGCTCCAGAACGACGAAGCCCCGGCAAATGCCAGGGCTTCAAAGGTGATTGTCAGGGCCGTGAACGCAAACACGCCACGATAGGGAGAAAGTTACTAGAAACCGCCAAACCAAAGCGAGCAAGCTGCGGGAAGGCTGAAATCGTTACCCGTCACACATCCACCGTTGGAATAAGTAATTTCCAAGCGGTTGGGGTATGCAGACAAGCCAGCTCGCCCTTAAAGGCACCACCGCAGCCAGTCGGCAGGGTCTTGCCGCATTGCTTGCACGGGTAGCGCTGGGCGTCGGCGATCTGCCCTTCCAGGCGGGCCGCGTCCTCACGAATAAGAGAGCATATGTACTCTTCGACGGTATACGGCTCGCCAGTGCCTGAACGCGCCGCCATCGAGGCGGACAGCACACCACCCAGTGCGGGCTTGAGCTTGAACGACACTTCCTTAACCCCTTCGGCCTTGAGGATCGCGCGGCGCTTCTGCTGCCGCTTGGTGGCCGGCTTCACCTTGGCGTTACCCGTCACGCTCGACACCATTCATTGGGCTCCGATTGGCACGCCAGCAAACGGTCATGCTCAACAATCCCCCTTGTCTTTGCCCAAAGCCCTAAGCGCCGTATGCGGCCATTGGTACTGCAACGATGCACCTCCCACCTCGCATAGCAATTGGTTAGCCTGGTAAGGGCTCTCGCCACAATCCAATTGGGGCAGTGAATAGCTATTATCGTCGGCTCGCTTTGCATGTTCTAACTTCCTCCTTTGCAATGGTTTGGAAAAACCGGCGCTAGGCCGCGTCGTTGTTGGTGTTGAGGGTGATCGCTGCTGCAGGCTGTCTCGGTGTTGTCTCGGTGGCCCAAAAAAAACACAGGCCTTTCGATTCCAGCCACAAATGCCAACGCTCCAGGGCGTCGCGCTTGAGGGTTTCAGCGTGGGTATGGATGTACGCCGCCTGCAGATCGTCCATCGCGTGGTTGAGCAACATCTCGCCAATGAAGTATTCGACGCCGAGGTCTAACCACATGCTGCGGGCGATCTTTCTCAGGTCGTGGCTGGTCCACTCCCCTTCCGTCAAGGAGGCTATTTTTTCTTGGGCTTGGGTTTCGCTGAGTGGGTCACCATCCCCACGCGGGAACAGATAGGCGCCCTCGTAGCCGGCTTGACGCTGACGGAACCGGTAGGCCTTCAACAGCGCCACGGTGTGCCGAGTCAGGGGAAGCCGATGGTCGGTATCGGTCTTGGTGTCGGCCGCTGGCAGGAACCATTCCCCACCCTCTTCCAGGGTCAGGTTTTGCCACTTGGCCAAGCGGGTTTCACTGATGCGGGTGCCATGGCAGAGCATCATCAGCGGCAACAGGCAAAGGGCGGTCAACTGGACGCCATCCGTGGACAACCGCTTGACCAGATCCGGCAATTGATGCGGCCTCAAGGCGCAGGGCTTGGGGCGAATCGGCGTATCAATGAAGTCGGAAAACACCACCTCGGCCAGCGGATTGGCAGCCAGCATTTTTAACTTGGCCGCACGCTTGAATGCCGACTTGAGCAGGCCAAAGGCTTGCCGGGTATAGGCCAAGCTGTGAACCTCTTGCATGGGCCAGATCAGGCGCTCATCCAGGGCGTTATGTTCGACCAGCTGCAGATTGAGCGAGCCAACACGCGGCAATAGCTGACAGGCCACCAGGGAACGCACGGTGCCCTTCCATTTGGCCGACATCTTACGGGTGCGCTCGATACGGTCCGCGTACCAGTGCAGCAGGTCTGCCACCCGCGCCCAGCTCGACACCGACACCAGGGCAGTTGGATCGGCAGTCAGCTCGGCCAGCTTCTTCGGCAGCAGCTCCAGGGCGGTTTTGGCGGTAATGTCCGGCCAGTTGCCCAGCTTGCGAGTAGGACTCTTGCCGGCAACATGGCGAATGACATGCCACGAGCCCCGCGCACGGTTTTGGCCGAAGCGAAAATGCAAGGCAGGGTGTCGAGGATCACGCACGTTACGGATAACGGACTGGTCAGCGAGGCGCTTTAGCTCGGCGTCGTTGAACTTGATGTGAACGGTACTTGAAAGGGACATTGCCGGGCTCCGAATGGCCGGGCGTATGTCAGTCCCGGCCGGTCAGTGGACGCACCAAACCCCTACCCACGCGAACGGCGGGCAATGCTTGAGGATGGGTGCGGATTGCGTCAAAGCATCAAAGCATCAAAGCATCAAACGCTTTCGGATTCGCTGGCTTCGGCCAGTCGATAACGGCGCTCAAGCTCGGCAAGCAACAGCGCAGCCGCCTTCACTAGATCGCGGGTTGGTTCAGTCGGTTTCCAGCTGGCCGGGGAGAAGGGCCAGGAAAACATCGCGCGGTGAATCGGGAGCTGCGCCGGTGCCATCGCGTAACAGATGGCGGCCTTGACCAGCTCACCATTCTGACAAGCGGCGTCGGCCTCGGCTGTATGCCCTTCCTCCTGCAGTTGACGGGCACGCTCCGCCAGTACAGCCACCACTGCAGGCGATAGCGCCAGACCACCCGGTTCAACGATTTTCGTGTTCAGCACTGTAGTTAAGGCGCCGACTGTAGAAAAAACCGGGGCATCCAGCGAGGTAATCGATTGGCCTTGGCTGGTCACGCTGCTGTTCAGCCTGGTGATCGAGCTGCCCTGGCTGGTGATCGTCCCTTCCAGTGCCGTCACCCGGCTGGACAAACTGCTGACCACTACCGCATCGGCCTTCGTGATGGCCACTGACAAGGCGTTGGCTGCCGCTGCCGCCGCATCGGTGGCCACCTTGTCGGTCAGCGCCGGCGACTCGGCCTTGATGTTGTCAGGTTTTGCGGCTTTAGCGGGTTTTGCGGGTTTGTCCGTCATGGCGTTTTCCCTATCGTTTGAATTGATTTGCGTCAAAGCGTCATTGCGTCAAAACATCACCAGAGACTTCGGCGGCTCGATGACGTTGCGCAACCGTTGCGCCCGGGCTTGAATCTGGTAATAGGTAGCGGTTTTCATCGGGCTCGGCGGCGAAGCCAGCCATTCCGTCAGATCGATGACAAAGGTCTGCAGGTCGCTCACATGGTCAATCAACCGGGCGCCATTTTCGGCGGACGGGGAAATCTCACCCGTCAACAGCATGCGGGCCATCATCTGGACGTCATCGCGCGTCATGGTTTCTCCTTCAATTGGGCTTCAATAGTGGTCATGGCCTCCTGCAGGCGCCGCTCGTAGGTGCGCAAGCTGATGCCCATCATGTGCGCACGCTTCATCTGGTCCATGCCACGAGGGTCATAGTTGCGGATGCCTCGGCGGGCACAGACGCCCCACCAGCCGGCAGAGAACTCAAGCCGCAGCACATCCGCACAATCTTGATTGCGCTGGGCCAGCGCCATGACGATGCGTTCAATCCGGGTTTCGATGCCGTCATTGGGCTCGCTGGAACCCGGGCCGCTGTTGCCGAACAGAATTTCACCTTTGCCATCGATCAGGCGCGCAAGCATTGAGCTGCCGGCGCCGAGTTGGCCGGTGGAACCCTCACACCATGCCGACCATAGCTCCATGAGCGAATGGATATGGCTTACGCGCCGCCGGCCCATTAGCTGGCCGCCGCGATCTGCATCAGGTGATCAGAAAAGGCGTGCATCGAGTCCAGAAAGTGCCGGCAGCCACCGTGCATATGGGTGACCTTGGGGTCTGCAAGCTCCATTGGAATCGACTCGGATGGCTTGCCCATCACATGCCAAATCACCCCGCCACGGCGGCGAATGTCATCAGCCTCGGCCTTGGTCATGACGTTGTAAATCACGATGCCACCCAGTGACTTGTTCCGGCCGGCATCATTCAACACCAGCGACAAATCACGCGCGCGCGGCGCTTCTTTCAGAGACTCGGAACCTGCCCACGTCTTTAACCGATGACCGCCGAACTTCTCCAGGCGCTCAGCAATTTCTTTGCGGTTATCCGGCTTACCGCCAGTCAAGCCAATAATGATCATCCCTTGTACAGCTCCCCTAGAACGGCAAACCGGAAACACCCGGCAAATTCGGCCAGACGCGCGGGCCATTGCAGGCCCCGCCGCCTCGGCGGTGGTGAAATGGGTACGCATCACAGCGGCACACTTGCGCGCGCCAGGGCTTCGATTGAGCCCATTTGTCCAGTCGGCCAACCCGTGCGCACACCGGGCACAGGGTCACACCGGGAAAACCTTTAAAGCGTTTGCCACAACGGCGCGCCGTGCAGCGGCAGTGCTGGTGGGCAAACTGACGACGGGCCATGACTCAGCCGCGGGCCTTTTTCAGCCGCTCGGTGCGAACGGCTTGTAGCTGGGCGTGCAGGCTGTCCGGGCTGAGCGAAACGACGGCACCTTGGGTGGCCGCTTCGCAGGCCTCCAGCATTTCCGTGACCGTGACGTTGGCCGCACACCAGCGACGGAACAGCTGCTGCGTGTACGGATCGCCGGTGACATGGCGCGGCATGTTCAGTTCGGTTTCACACCAGAACGCCCACTGCTCGCCGGACTGCAGCAGGATCGGGGTCGACTCCGGCAGGAAGCTGTCGGCCTGCAGGAAATCCACCACCAACGGCGCGCCCGGATCGTCGTCAATGCTGTAGTTCAGCCACGACGATTGGCGCAACGCATTCAGCAAGGTGAACAGCTCGTCATGCGGGGCCTGTAGTGCGTCGAGCCAATCGCTCAAGGGCATGGCCACCGCGCCCTCTTCGCGCGTCGGGCTGACGGCTAGCAACTCCAGCATCTTGAGCAAACGGGCATAACCGATCAGGCCAAAGCGGCGTTCCAAATTGATTACGACCGGAGTGGCAGACAGCGCACCGGGCAAGCGAATCCAGCTCATTTTTCTGGTTTCTCCAAGCCCAGCAATTTGCGGGCAATCGGCCAATAAATGCCGTTGAAATCCACCCGGTGCTCCGACTTGCGCACGATCTTGACCGCCGCCTTCAAGCCCGGCGCGCGCTCGGCGTAATACCAGCTCGCCACCGCGCGTTTGGACTCGCCCAGCATCTCGGCCGCCTCAGGCACGCCGCCTTGTTCGTCAATCCAGTCGTTTAGTTCCACAGTAGGAAACGCCAATATCACTATGTGTGGAAATATTGGAACTAAGCGCCCCGCCTGGCAAGCATTTTTTTAGGTTTTTCCACAATTAGTGTATTAATCGCCGAATAGCAGGGATAAAATGCCAGCACGATAAACGGAGAAATTGGTAGAGCATGACCGACCTCAGCAAGATCATCGGACAGCGCTTACGTAAGTGCCGCGATGCACGCGGATGGACGTTAGACGAAGCCATCAAACGCCTCGGCCATTACACCCCTAACCCTATTGGCACCACCGGCATGAACATGTGGGAGCTGGGCGAGCGGCGGCCAAAGATGGAAGCGTTTATGCCGCTGTCCAGGCTGTACGGCGTTCCGGCCAGCTATCTGGCCGGGCTCGATGACGCCGAGCATGCCGGCGATTATTTCTACCCGCAGAAAAGCCCCAACGTGGCCGGGCTCCTGCTGGACAGCTCTATCGCCGACGACGCCCTCGCCTTCCGCGCTTCATTCCTGAACGAACTCGCTATATTGCCGGATAACCTGATGCTGGTCCGTATGCCGGATGACAGCATGCAAGGCGTGGTGAACAAGGGCGACCGGGTGCTGCTGGACTTGGGCAAACGTGACGCGTCACAGCGTGACCTGTTCGCTTTATTGGTCAGTGGTCGGGTGTGGGTTCGTTGGATCAGGCCGGAAATTGACGAAACCTTCACCATCGCTTCCACCGACGCCGACCAATACCCCGACCTGCGCTGTACCGCAGACGAACTGCAGAAGTATCAGATCATCGGTCGTGTGGTGCTTATAGCCACCAGCCGATAACACAAAGCCCCTCATTTTGCAGGGGCGTTAATTTGCTATTATTTTCCACTTTAAGTGGAAACAACACCACAGAAATAGGGTTAGGGAATGAACTCACCGCTGCGCACCGTCGACGTAATGAATGCCCCGAACACACCGGTTATGGCCGTGTTTAACGAATCTAATCGGGCCGTTCTCAGCGTCTCGATTCTGACCCAGGGCGCGATGTTTGCCTCGATCCAGGCCATCGCGGCAGCGGCGCTCGATGGCGGCGATGCCGAGCAAGCGCTGTCGCGCATCGATCTGGTGGCCCGTCATGCCGCGGACGAGTCGGAACGACTGGCCAACGCGGTCGGCTCGATGCCGGCCATCACCACCCTCTAACCCCGCTATTCAAGGACGACCAGCATGACCACTCTGAAAAACGATGACGTGATCGGCACACCCGGGCAGAACCTTTCGGAGCTTGAATTAGATGTGCTGGTCGCCATGGCCAACGGCAACCCCTTAAACGCCATTCAAACCGCTACGCACACCGATTCCGCCACTTTGCGTATGGTGGAAATGCAGGTGCGCGCCAAGCTCGGCGCCAAAACACCCGGGCACATGGTGGCCCGTGGTTTCATCCTCGGCGTACTGCTGCCGCGCGCCCTGTGCGCGCTGCTGGCCACCAGCTGCGCCGTGACCAACGATCACCACAGCAACCGCAACCGCACCCCGACACGCAGCCGTATCCCCATCAGCCTGACCCGCTTGACCCGCGCCACCAGCAATGGCCGCTCGGGACGATCTGGCAACACCGAGCAAGCCTCGGCCGGCCAATTGTTCAGCCTGCAGATTGCCCGCTCGTTCTCCGCCATCGCCTGATGCGTCATTGCGTTAAAGCGTCATTGCGTTAAAAACGTTTGATCGATCCCCGGCTGCGCGCTATTCTTTGGCTGCGTCATTTGACGCAATGACGCAATAACGCCAAAAGGGGAACAGTATGGCTATTCGAATCGGCACCGCATCGCAGAAGGGCGGCGTTTACAAAAGCGCTATCGCGCGCTCCATCGCCGTCACCTACGCCGCCGCTGACTGGCAGGTGAAGATCTGTGATCTTGACCTGGACCAGTCCACTTGCCATGAATGGAATCTGCAGCGCATGCAGAGTGGCATTACGCCTTCTATCCGGGTCGAAACCTTCGCTACCTTTAGCCAAGCTTTTAAAGCGTCCAGCTCTGACGATTTGGACCTGATCATTTTCGACGGCCAGCCAAAGGCTAATGCGGGCACAGTGGAAATGGGAAACGCGGTGGATCTGATGATTCTGCCCACCGGCTTAAGCCGTGACGACATGCGCCCCACCATCAGGCTCGCCAACACGCTGGTGGATAAACACGGCATTGCCCCCGAGCGGATCGCCCTGGCACTCATCAGAGGTGGCGACAGTGACAAGGAAATTGTCGAGTCACGCAGCTATCTGGCGGCCACGCCCTACCATTTGCTCGCCGGAACCATTTACGAAAAAGTCCTCTACCGTCGCGCGCTCGATGCCGGATTGGCCCTGACCGAAGTCAGTCATAAAGGATTGCGGGAGCAGGCCAGCACGCTGGTGCAATCCGTCATTGACCGCTTGAAGTACCTGCAGCGCACCGCTTAATATTGCGTCAATTGACGCTTTGACGTTTTAACACTTTAACGCAGTAGGGGATTGACCATGGTCGACGTACCAAAGCCGCCAAAGCGTAACGTAGGGAAGGGCACGCCACCTACCAGCGAAACATTGTCCACCGTTATGGGTAATAACACTGATAAGCCCGAGCGTGAGGGTGATGTACCGATGAACTTGCGCGTTCCTGCAGATTTTCATCAGCGTGTGAAACAGTTTGCCCTGGACCACAAAACCAACGTCAAGCAAGCGACCATCAAGGCCCTTGAAGAAATGATGGATCGAATGGGTGCGCCGAAGTAAATCGGCACCACCACCCGCAAGCCCCGCACTCGACGGGGCTTTTTTATGGGCGAAAAAAACCCCGCCGGAGCGGGGCCTGTAGCGGTTACAGGTGGTCGAGGTGGTCGCGCAGCCAAGCAAAGGCGCGATAGGCCTGAACCACCCGCAGCAAGGCGCCAAAGCCTTGCCAAACACGGCGTATCCATTTGATCAGTCGCATCAGCGGCTTCTCCAATAGAAGCCTGACCCCCGTCGCCCTTACCGGACAAAGCAGCGGGGTGCTGAAAGAGTGTCTCGACGCTTTCAGCGTGCCAGGTGTTTGTCGGCCCTTCCAAATCCCGGCACGTTTTCCAGGCGTGGCGAAAGAGGCCAGGGGCAATCGCATGCCCCGAGTAACGTAATACTCCAAAACACCGGACAGAAAAAAGGACTTTGACGTTTTTTTGAAGTTTATTTTTCAGACAGACGGAAAGCCCTTGACGAGGTCATTCGCGGGATGTTTGGTTTTTTGACGAAAAGCCTTATAGCCTTCACAGGTGGCACTATCTCGCTGATTTCGCCGTCGTTGTGCTTAATTTCGCCGCGCTTCGCCTTTTCATTCGGCGGCCAAACTATCGGATAACCGGCGAATTAAGCGGCGCAATCAGCCGTTAAAGCGCTTTAACGCCATTGCGCTAATAACAGGCCGTAACTTATGATCGATTCGTCTCGACGCTTTCAGCGTTCCTGCGAACCCTACCTCCAATGGGGTTTGCACAAACAAACCGCCCCTCCTACGGCGGTTTTTTTGTGCCTGCGATTTCCCGCCAATATCACAGCTCGACGCTAAAGCCCCTGAGCCCGATGCCATCGGCAAATCGCCCCACGGCGGTCAGGCTGGCCCAGGTGCGCACCCGCTCACGCCGCGAGCGCACCGGTACCCAGCGCGCGCCGCTGCCGCCCAGGCGGATCGACAGCCCCCAGTCGGGGCCGCCGTCGACCTTGGCCACCAACACCTCGCGCACCGCGTGTTGCTCGACCAGGGCGCGCAACACCTCCTCCTGAATGCCCTCGCCAATCACTGCTCGAGCACCATCAGCCGCGCCGTCGCCGCATGCTCAAACGCCAGGTACAGGCCTTCGATACTCGCCGGATTGAGCGCCTTGACCGTCTCCAGCCCCAGGCCAAAGCCTTCCGCGCGGTCCGCCGCGCGGGTGCAGTCGGCCGCCGTGCGCGCCTGGGCGATGGCGCCCAGCAGTTTCAGCGCCTGGGCATGAATCCCCTGCGGCAAATTCAGCGCCGCCAACGGGTCGTGCGCCTCGTTACCGTCACGGCCGCTCATGGCGCCACCCCCAGGCGCTGCCGCGCCGCCAACAGCGCGTGGCGCATGGCGTTGCTCATGGCCTGGACCTGTTCGGGCGTGACCACGGCACCGGTCTTCAAAGCCCATAACAGCTCCGTAATATCCTCGGCGTGTTGATCGACCTCGGCGGCGTTTTGTGCGCGCTCAAAGCCGCGCAGCAGCGCGGCATAGGCTTGCGGCAATTCGCCGAGGCTCAGGCGACTGAACAGCGTGACCAGCTCGTCACCGGTCATTGTTCATACCCCGCCAGATAACCCGGCTCGGTCTGATCCATCAGCAGCCCGCGCAGGGTCCAGGCCAAACGGCCTTCCTCGTCGCGCAGGCGGTCGTCCAAGGTGTCGGCCGACACTGGCGCCACATCGTCCAGGCTGTAGGTGCCGGGGCCGGCGATGGCATTGGCCAGCGTCACCGCTTGGGCTTCATCCTCGGCCGCATAGATATCGTCGTCGCCGACCCAAAAGGCCAACAACGGTTTGGTCAGGTCACGCAGGGCAGGGGCCGGCATGCGCGGATCTCCTTTTTCGGGTGAGTGGCGGTCACTGCGTAAAACCAGTGACCGGGTGTCTGGTCATCCAGTCTATGGGGTTCTGGTAAACACGACCACAAAAAAAGGCCCCCACACTCTTGGTTAGTGTGGGGGCCTGTTTTACATAAACGGCGTTATTCGTAACGCTTACAGCCCCTGGTTGGCCCTGGCCAGCGCGGCGGCTGAGATGTTCAGCCCCTTGGGCTTGGCCTTCTGGCCCAGCACATAGGTCACGCCATTGGTGCCAGAGGCCACGGCCAATAATTTCCAGCCGTCTTGCACCGCCGCATTGGCATCGCCCACGGAATACGCTTCTTTCAACTCAACCGCTTCATGCAACTGCATACCTGCTCCTTTTGATTGCGCCGTAATGGCGAGGCCAGTGTAACGCCGTCGCCACTACGAGATTCCTTTCATGTGTGCGGATTGTTTACAGGTCAGCGCGGCGCATAGCCGGCACGGGCCAGGGCGTCCTGTAGCTTGCCGACAGCATCGCGGATGGTGTACGTCTCGGCGTCGTCCACCGCACAGCCGCGCATGTCGGCCCAGGTCAAGCGCTTGACCAGTTGCGCCAAGGCCAGAGCTTCCTCATCGCTCAGCTGGGTATCGGCCTGGCGGCCGGCATTGTCGACCGTCAGGGTGACGACATGGGATTGGGCAGGTTTGCTCATGGCGGGGGTTCCTTTCTATTGGTTGATCATTCCTCGGCGACGCCGGCAGGCGAGCAGCTCGATGGTCGCGCCGATAAAATCGCGCCGCGGCATCTGCAGGTCGAGCAGATAGGCATCCGCCTCGGCATTGAAGGCGCGGTGCGGGTCGTCCGGATCACCCGGCAGCAGCGGCCGCCCCTCGGGGTGCAACACCGCGCCGTAACAGACCGGGCAGTAGCGGCCGAAGGCCACGGCGGCGGCGCCACAATGGTGGCACACGCCGTCCGGGTCTCTGGGCGGCGGCGGCGGCGGCGGCGGCGGCGGGGCTTTCGGCGCGTTCCTCATGGCGGGGGTTCCTTTCAGTGCGTTACGCGTCACGCTCGTTTATTCGCCGGGCTGACGGCGGTAGTCGGTCGACAGCTTGGCATTACCTAAGCGTGCCACGTAGACCTTGACCGCCGCCAGGGCGCCATTGCGTTCAGACTCTAATAAAGCATTCTCACGCTCCAGGGCCGCCACGCGCCCGGGGGCCTCGGCCGGGGCTGGGCTGGCCAAGCCGCCGCTAACTTCCTGGACGATTTGCTGCATGGCCTCGCGCAGGCGGCGGTTTTCAATCTCAAGGCGGGTGACCCTCTCGCGTTGCCGTTTCAACTCGTCGTGCAAGAATCCTGCAGGACGGCGGGTGCTGCGCTGCGGTTCGGCCAGGTAGCGGCCGTCGTCGCCCTCGGGCCAGAGCTTGGCCAGCAACGCATCAAACCCAGGTTTTTGGCTGGTGACCCAGTCCGCCGGGCGGTGAAACAGATCCTCATGGGCCAACACGCCCAGGCTCAAGACACAGCGCTCGGTGTGGGTCAGGCTGATGGCCTTGACGCCGGCCTGTTTCTTTTTCAGGCGATGCCGGCGCGCGCGCTCGGCGCCGCTCAGTGGCTCTTCGCAGGCGGCGATCAGGTCCAGCGTGCCGGGGTCATTGGGGTCGATCATTACCGCAAATTCTCCATAATCGAACGGCGCTTACCGCCGATTCCATAGAAGCAATATTGCGTCATTGCGTCATTTGACGCAATGACTTTATAACGCATTGACGCAAGAATTCTGCCGGGTCGACTGCAGAAAGTTGCCCCGCCGCTGCCGATTCGCTCTACTGCTGCCGGCGGTCGACACTGGAAGCGGCCGCACCTGAACCTATAGGAACGACATGCGAACGCTTTTTCTCATCCCTGCGCTACTCGCCCTGGGCGGCTGCGCCATGCCCACCGGCGATATGATGGATAACAAGTACATGGAGCGAACCGCCGAGCCGGTTCCGGCCGGCGTGGCCGGCGACTGGACAGGCACCATGGGGCCTTACCTGTTGTCGATGCGCATCGGCAGCAACGGTGCCGGCGTGATGTGCAGCGCATACCACACCAATAACGCTGTGATGAATCTGAAATACAGCGGCGGCACGCTGTACTTTCAGGACGGCACGCGCCTACCGATTCAACCGGCGGGTGACAATCTGGTCGGCACCTCGCCGTACTTTGGTTCGGCCAGCACCACGCTGTACAAAGACCAGGGCTTTGCCCAGGCCGCGCCGTACTGCAGGAACAATCTGTAACTTTGCCGCTTAGCCAGCAAAAGCCGCTGTAATGCCTCACAGCGGGCGTGCGCCTTAATCCTTAGCGCCGCTCGCTGTTCGCGTCAAAACCTCCCCAGCGGCATTGGCCGGCCGTAGGCCGCCCCCATAACCCGAAGCCAACCGCCCACACCGTTCGCCGGAGCGCTTGCGCGACAGGCCAGCCGAAGGCGGCGCGTGAAGGAGCGAAGGGCCGCCCCACGGTCGTCAGGTTGTTCTGTCCATGGGGGCGGGCCACAGCGACTGGAAGGCGCCTCACTGACGGAACGGCGTCAGTTGCGACACCGATCGACTGTCCGTCCCGCCGTGCCGTAGGCACGAACTGCGGGCGGCATCGTTGCCTGGGCGAAGCTCAGGCGTAAACAAACTGTTCTCGGCTTGCCGAGGCATTAACAAGGCTGGCCGTAGGCAAGCCGCAAGATTCTAAGAAGCAAAGCGGAAAAGAACAGTCATGACTTAATTCAACTCCTCACCTACTTAACTTTAAGGGGTCCCAGTTAATTTTTACGCCGGCGCGCGGCCGGAGCGGTGCAGGCGGATCGAATAGAAAAAGGATGGGTAAATCAGGGCTCGCCAGGGCTCTTTTCAGCCATTTTCGGAGCGGGGGAAGGGCATTGCTAGGGGATGGACACGCCAAAACCTCAGCGCGGGCACGGTGGCTCGCCCGAGGTTTCGGGGGTGGCGTTCAGCGGGGAGGGGTGGCGGCTACAGGTTGTGCCGCTCTCGCAGCCAAGCATCGCGGCTCAGGCCACCATAGCGGGCGAATAGCTCCATGCCTTGCTTGCCGCGCGGCTTGGTGCCGGTGTCACACTCAATACGCGCATAGATCGCCTTGGTGTACGCCGTGTAGTCGTCGACTTGGCTGTCGGCGCTGTTGTCGCGTGGCACCTCGGGTGGCATCCGGTTTTTGATGGCGGGTTTCGGGAACAGCTCTTTATGGACGCGCGCGCTGCGAATCTCATTCTCCAGCTGCTCACGCTCCTGCACGGTCTGAGTGCCGGCAGCCGTGGAGCCCGCCAAATACTCAGCGACCTTATCGCTGGATTTCTTGGTCGCGGTCTTGAATTGCGCCTTGGTGAATCCGCCGAGGATGCGCAGAAATTTCGCGCTCATATGCTTGATCGCCGGGCGGCCACGCGGGCCGTCAGGGGTTTCTTCATATTGTTCGAAAACCGTCATCGCGCCGGCCTTCTTGAGCCACGCCACGCCACGCCAGAACCGGCTGGACGGCACAGTCTCGACAACGCCGGTGTCTGCGTTCTTGATCTGACGGGTCAGGCCGCAGCGCAGGGCCAGATCAAGGAAAGACAGGTTTTTGAACTCGCCGCGCGGGGTGTAGGTGCCCACGCGCAGCGACTTCAAATCCATTGAGGCATAGATTGCCGACAGGATCAGGGACTGCGCCTCTCGGCCTTCGCTGCGATTTTGCCGCGGCGATCCGTCACGGTTCTTTTTGCCGCTCAGGTAGGCCAGCAGCGGCACCGATGCGGGGTCGTTGAAGTACGCCTGCGCCCTGTCGATCAGGCGCTGCAGGACCTTGACCCGAAAGCCGTTCTTGACCTCCGGCAAGGCCAAGCGCTCCGCGGCCAAGTGCTGCGGATCGTGCCCACAGCGGTTGCCGGTGCCCAGGTGTTGGCCTGCATATTTGTAATGGCGACGGCCCCACATAAATGCGGGTGCGTCGTCTTGACCGGGTGCGGTCATGACGCTCATCAAGCTATCCCTATCGTAACGGGCTTGCTTAGAAGGCGATGGGTGGCTAAACTTCGACATACGAGGGTCGTTTGAAGCTTAGTCTTTTACCGATCACCGAGAACCCTAGGCCTGCCAGCCTGGGGTTTTCTTTTTTCTAATCCCTTGTTTTTTCTTAAAGTCTGTCTCGGCTATCAGCGCCGAATGGTCAAAAGCATACCACGCGAAAATTCGTTTTCCACTATCTGTGATAAAGATTTTCTGTCATGACCGCGTCCAGCGCGTGCAGAACCACCATCACCCGCAGCCACCGGCCGCGCTCCACCTGATCATCCATTGAGAACGAACTGGCAATGTCGGCGACATAATCGCGGGTCGCTGAAAGTGTGTCTGCTGCATTTCCCTGGATCAGAGGGTTAGGGCTGGGCGTCATTGCTGGCCTTTCCGGTGATAGCGCTTCGATAACTTTCTGTGTTTGTGGCATGGGGTACTCCCTGCGTCGGCGGCTGCGATTTTACGCGCCAGACAGAACACTGTACATACGAACAGTATGCCTTGAACTGTCTGAGCGCACCACGGCGAAAAACTCACCGCCTGAATCACCATAACGACCGGCTCGGGTTTTTAAACAGCCTGCAGAGATTTTTTTCAGGCGTAAAAAAACCCGCGCGGCGGGCCTGTCGGGGCGTCGGGTTATTCCGCTAGATCCGGCTCACCCGGCGCCGCTGGAACCTCCGGCACCGGCTCTGCCGTGATGATCACCTGGGCGCTGTAGGCATTGATCAGCTGCGCCGTGCGCACCACGGCCTGCGGTTGCGCTGAAATAATGGCGCGCGCTTGGGCGTCCGCCTCTTCGGCCGTGGCGAAGATTTCTTGATTGATCGGGTCGAAGTTGTTGCTGGTGTTGATGACGATAAAGGACATGGTGAATCTCCGGTTGCAGATTTTGGACAAAAATAAACCCGCTCGATGGCGGGTGACTGTGTTCTGTGCAGATCAGACCATCACGGCTGCTGCCGGGAGTTGGCGGGCCTGGGCGCCTTGCTGTATCGCCCAGCGCCACCTATTCGAACGCCGACCCAAAACAGCCAGGCCCGCCAGCGCGCCACCCCTTCAGCGCGCAGGGCGCGGTAGAAAATGGCGTCAGCTTGCTTGCGGCTGACGGCACCGGTTGCGTACAGCCAGTCATGCACCGTGGCCGCGTAGTTGCCGTAGCCGGACACCAGCGCGAATAGCGCGAACAGGAAGGCATTGTGCAGCACCTTGATACTGGCGAAGTCCGTGGCGAAGCCGGCCGGCACCGTGATGACGCGCTGGCTCTCATCGGCCAGCACCAACTCATCAAGGAGAATGTGCGTCCACTTGCCGATCTGCTCAGTTTTCAGGGTAGTGGTGAAACGACTCATACCGGCCACCCCTCTTTCAGCATGGCGGTAGTGAAGGTGCCATCGCCCACCGCTGCCAGCAGGTCAGCTTCACGATCAAAGCAGCCCTGGACAAAGTCCGCGACCGCCTCTGCCATCACCAATACCTGGGCAGACGGCAGATCAACGAACCCTTCCGGGGTTTTCCAGCGCAAGGTGTAAGCCGGGTTGCGCATGGCCTTAATCGCGGAACCATTGATCAAGGTCTTGGCACGGTCGTCGGTATTGATGGCCATGCCGTCAACGGTGATGCCCGACGTTTCAACCTCATAACGCCGTTCCGCGATGCGCGCCACTTGCTGTTCCGGCGTCAATGGCGCTTCCGCGTACAGGCCAACAACGCCGTGCGCACCCGAGATGAGAGCTGCATACAGCTCACGACCGAACTCAGTGTCATCGTCTGGCGAGGCGGTAAAAGGAATCCAGCCAAGAGCCTCGTGCTCTACTTCACAATCGATGGTGCCGCGCTGGTTGTAACGAGGGTTTTTAATATTCATTAATTGACTCTCATAAACAACGTTGCCTGGTTGTTTGCGGCGGCGCTCATGGCCCTCCAAGCGCCTGTAGGCGCACCCCAAGCAGAGTTGGCGGTATCACTAAAACTTAGGCTTGAGCCAGCCACTACTGCTCCACTGGCTACGACGGCGCCCGTTAAGTTTTTAAGGAAGGAATAACTACCGACTTGATTGAAGGCAACGGATGAAGCCAAGTTACTGGTGGTGATAACTTCATCCCAGACACTCCACGCATTCGTAACGTAGGTTCGTTCAAACTTCCGCCTCGACCCCCAATATGTCAGTGTTTGGTAAATCACTACTGTAGATAGGTTCTTTACCTCCAACAGTGCATCACCAACAATTGGCATGTTTCCTGAGCCACTCAGTATGTAGTACAAGCCAGAAGGTCTAACACCGTTTGCATCGGAAATGGTTAGTAATGTAGTGCCCGTCATACCCCAGCCAAACGCTCCAGGCATCAACAGAGCCCCTGCTGTAGTGTCATGACTCGATGTTTGCACGGCGTGCGTAGCGCCGTTGCCGAGCCCGAGCCCCGTTCTCGCGCTCGCCTGATCGGTGCCCCCCGTCCCGCCCTTGGTAACTGGCAAGGTCTCGTAGTTGCCGGTGGTCCCCAGGGCGGCCAACTTGCTACCGTACAGGTTCACCAACGCCCGCAGAGTATCGGCTGAGTCTTTGACGTAACCCTGCATCGGTGCCAGTGCATAAGCGCCTGCCGCATTGGTCGCGCCCTTATAAGGAGGGTCAATCGACATGGCCGTGTCGCTGGCGATGTTGGTGACTTCATACCAGCCCCCATCCGGTCCACGGAAAGCGTCGCCAACTCGGGCATTGGCAATAAACGCAGTACCTGCACCAATCACCGCATTGGAATTTAGGACGACAGAAGCCGTCCCGGCTTTGTACCAGGGCATATATATCTCCTGAAAATAAGGTGTTCAGGCCAGCAATTTGGCGCAGAGGAATGGACGGTGACCTTGGTCAGTCCAGGCAGTTGTGGCGAGGCTGTACATCATGATCCGGCCGTTGGCGTAATCGACGCCAAGTGCGCAACCACCACCCGACGCATTGTTGTGACAGTTCATGGCGAACGGATTGAGGGAGATGTATTCGCCTGCGCCAAGCAACTTACCGATGCCCCAGATGTAACGTCGCCCCACGGTCAGCACCTCATCGCCAAGATAGGTCCAGTTGCCCGCGGCAAATGTCACGACCACCGCCGGCGCACCGCTGTCATAGACCAGCGCGGCATTCTGATCCCACAACCGTAGGCCATAAGCCGCAGTGCCCATGGCAGCCCAAGCGGCCACGAAATATTGACCACTCAGCGTTGCCGTGACGTTGGACGCCTTCATGGTGAACCCGGTCCAGTTTCCCGGGCCACCGGTGAACCACACCGAAATCGGAACCTGGATCACCCCCTGATCCGGGCGAATGAACACCAGCGGCGGGTCTTGGCTGGTGATTGCCCTGGCAAAAACCCCAGACGCATTGGTCGTCCCGGAATACGACCCCTTGGTCAGCATGCACAGCCTGGGGGCCTCGGCGTCGATCTGAACAAATGAGTTGTCGTTGATGCTCTGAAATCCAAAGCTCATGTGGAATACCTGATGGCGTACCCCTTGGCGACAATCCTTGTCTGGAGCGTTGAGGCGCTGGATGACGGGTTTTTTGGCCGGATAACTACCTGCCCCACCGCCGTGGTGACGTAGGGGTAAGATTTGGTATTTCCCAGGCCATCGTTTTCTGCAGACTGCACATCCTGTGCCCTCGTCGGAATGATCATGAACACGCAGTTGGCTGGGTTGAAGTCAGGGATATTCAGCGTGTAGCTGGGCGTTGCCCCGCTGAAATCGATCACGCCCTGCCAGATCACCTGGTAAGTAAAGGTATTGGTGTCCATGGATAGGCCACCGTTTTCATCAAACACGCGCAGGCCAAATGAAGCCATTGTTCACCCCAGGTAGCCGAGTCGGACACGCAACACATTGTTGGCGTCGTAGACCGAGACGTTCTGCGAGTTGATCACCAGCCGCCCCTGGCCCGGGACAATCCCATTGATCTCTAGCGTTCCGTCTTTATAGAGAACCCAGCCTTGCTGGCCGGGGATGTAGTTGTTCGAGCTGATGTAACTGCCGATCTTGGCATTGGTGATGGTGCCGTCGAGGATAAAGGCCGACTGCAGGAACGCTTGCCCGTTCTGGACCGCAAACGGGACAGACAGATTGCCGTTGATTCCGTTAACGATGGCGAAGCGATCCGCGCTGACCAGGAACTGGCTTTGCAGGCCAGCCCCTGTGTTCTCGATGCCAAGCCCGATGCCTGCAGCAACGTACTGTCCTTGGGCGTTGATCTGCATCTTCACCGACCACATGCTGGATAGCTTGCCGTTGGTGTCAGCAAAGACCGTGGACGTCTGTTGGATGGCGGCGGTGTTACTCGCGACCGAGACATTCAGCTGATCTATCTTCGTCGCCGTCGCTGAATTACTGGTCGCCACCACCTGTTCCAGCTCGGTGATGTTGGCCGTGTTCTCTCCTATTTGGGCATCAAAGCCGGTGATCCGCTGCGCAAAGGCTTCAGATTCAGAGGTGCGAACCTTGGATTCCGAAGCGATTGCAGCGGTACTCGTCCAGCCTTTAAACGCATCCGCCAGCTCGCCTTCCCCGTTGTCGTCTCGCGACGATGCCTGAAGCGCCTGAAAGGCTGTCGCCTGAGCAGTGACTTTCCCTTCCGTGGAAGTGACCCGCGTATCCAGCGAATTGAGCGCCGCCGCCTGACCGCTGTTGACGCCCTCGACATCGCCTACCCGGTTGGTCAGTTGCGTCAGGCTGTTGCCTTGGCTGGTGAGTGTGGTGCCTTGCTGCGATACGGTGGAGGTCAGACCGGACAGGGCAGTAGACGTCGCATCGATCTGCACCTGCTCGGTCACGTCCTCGATCCAGAAGTAGTCCAGCGCCACGACACCGCCGAGGTTGTTGTAGCCAAAGATCCCCATGGGAGAAATCCAGGCAATCCCGGTTTTCATCCGGCGAGGGTCAGCCAGCGTCCCCGCACCGGACCCGCCGTTTTCAGCGCCGACGGTGAAGCCCTTCACGTAGGCGGTGAACTCGGTCCACACCCCAACCTCCAAGACTCTGGAGGATGTCAGTACGTAGTGAGCGTTGCTGGTGCTGCTGGTCCCGAGGGTGTTGATACGGGTTACGCCGTCCTCTGCGTAGCCATCCAGACCCAAGAAGGTTTGGGTGTTGCCAACCACTGTCGACACCTGCTGAACCCGGGCAGTTACTTTGTATAGACGGGCTGGGTCGAACCTGATCAGCTTGTTGGTCGCCCCCCACCAGTGCTTGCCTGTCCCGCAATCGAAGGTCAGGGTGGCACCGCTGAGGTTGCCCGCCACGTTGCTGAACGCAACGGTCGCCAGGCTGGCAGAGTTCAGGCGCCACTGATCCGTCGCCAGTCCGGTGAACAGACTCTGGTAGACCTTGGTCGGCGAGTTCTGCCCGACCCGGCTGAGCGTGTTAGTCAGCGAGGTGAGCGAAGTGCCCTGACTGGTGATCGCTCCCTCTGCAGCAGTCACTCGGCCGGTCAAGGCGGTCACGGCAGTTGCATCAGCCTTGGTGTTGGCCACCGACAAGGCGTTGACCGCTGCCGCTGCCGCATCGGTGGCTACCTTGTCGGTCACCGCTGCCCAGGCCGAGCCGGTCCAACGCTTCGGCGTATTCGCCCCGCCGGTGATGTCGATCCACAGGTTCTGCGCCAGTTGATCGGCCGCCACCGGTGCGCCGGTTTGCACGATCACCTTGCCCTTGCCGCCGGCCAAGGTGTTCGCCGCGTTCGCCGCGTTTTGCGCGGCAGTCACGTTGGTGTTGGTGGTGGTCAGGCTGTTGTTCAGCGAGGTGAGCGAGGCGCCCTGGCTGCTGATGGTCCCTTCCGCCGCTGTCACGCGGCTGTCCAAACTGCTGACCGCTGAGGCATCGGCCTTGGTGTTGGCCACCGACAAGGCATTGGCCGCTGCCGCTGCCGCATCGGTGGCCACCTTATCGGTCACCGCCGCCCAGGCCGACCCGGTCCAGCGCTTCGGCGTGTTCGCCCCGCCGGTGATGTCGATCCACAGGTTCTGCGCCAGCTGATCCGCTGCCGCCGGCGCCCCGGTTTGCACGATCACCTTGCCCTTGCCACCGGCCAAGGTGTTCGCCGCGTTCGCCGCGTTTTGCGCGGCGGTCACGTTGGTGTTGGTGGTGGTCAGGCTGTTGTTCAGCCCGGTGATCGAGGTGCCCTGGCTTGTGAGGGTCGTGCCCTGCTCCGTCACGGAGGTGGTGAGCGTGGCCAGTGCGGTTGCGGTGGTGACCACGTTGCCGGCTAGCACCTGATTGCTGTCGCGCCAGCCCGTCATCACGTTGCCGATTTCCAGCTGGGCTCGATCCCACTCCACAAAACCAGTGATGCTAGCGCCGTTCAGCGGCCCGATGATTCGGCACAGAATTCGGACCGATGCCGCGTTGGCCGGGGCTGGGGACGAGGTCTTCGAGATACGCTGCCATTCCTCGGCAGCACTGACCGATACAAAGGAATCGTCGGAGATCCAGTTACCAGTAGCGCTCATCCACTGAAAGTACAGGCGAGCGATCATACCGACCGTAGCCCGGAAACTAACCGACAGCGTGAACACCTGACCGGGGACGGTAACTGGCTGCTCGCCGGTGACCGGGCGCAGGCTGGAATAGCTGCTAGCGTTGTTCAGGGTTATGTCAAGTCTTGCCGCCTTACCGGCCGAGTCAAGGGTGGACGCCACGACCGATGGGACCACCGTCACGTTGTTGTTGTTAAGCATCCAGCCGGCAGGGAGGCCGCTCAGCGCAGGGTCGACTACATCGAACGACGGGTTGTACAGCAGGTTATCGCTGCCGACGTTGCTGATGGAGGCGGTCAGGTTGGTGATCGATGATGCCTGCGAGGTGATCGTACCTTCTGCTGCAGTCACCCGATTGGTCAGGCTGTTGACCGCAGAGGCATCGGCCTTGGTGTTGGCCACCGACAACGCGTTGGCTGCCGCTGCCGCCGCATCGGTCGCCACCTTGTCGGTCACGGCTGCCCAGGCCGAGCCGGTCCAGCGTTTCGGCGTGTTCGCCCCGCCGGTGATGTCGATCCACAGGTTCTGCGCCAACTGATCGGCCGCTGCCGGCGCCGCCGCCTGCACCAGCACCTTGCCCTTCCCGCCGGCCAAGGTATTCGCCGAGTTCGCCGCGTTTTGCGCAGCGGTCACGTTGGTGTTGGTGGTGGTCAGGCTGTTGTTCAACCCGGTGATCGAGCTGCCCTGGCTGCTGATCGTGCCTTCAGCCGCTTCCACGCGAGTGGTCAGGCTGTTGACTGCCGAGGCATCGGCCTTGGTGTTGGCCACTGACAAGGCATTGGCTGCCGCTGCCGCCGCATCGGTGGCCACCTTGTCCGTCACTGCCACCCAAGCCGAGCCGGTCCAGCGCTTCGGCGTGTTCGCCCCGCCGGTGATGTCGATCCACAGGTTTTGCGCCAGTTGATCGGCCGCCGCCGGTGCAGCGGTTTGCACGATCACCTTGCCCTTCCCGCCGGCCAAGGTGTTCGCCGCGTTCGCCGCGTTTTGCGCGGCGGTCACGTT